ATGATGAACAGGGTCGAAGAGAGTCGCTTGGAACATGAAAAGCAAATAAGGATAGCGTTGATCCGCAGGCGCAAGAACATTGCTTTTGCCAAACAACTTGGCGTTGCGTTCACGGCAGGAATTATTGGGTTTGGCGTTATAATTGGGACTATTATTTTGTTGTTCAAGAAGTAACAAAAAACACAAGACAAGATGAAACTTGTTAAAAATAATGGCAGAATGATTAAGATTTAAAATAAACCTAGGAGAAGTTATGACCGAACAAGCAGAAATAGAAGAAGCAACCTTAACTATTGATGATCAAGAATATAAGGTAAACGATCTTGGAGATGATTCTAAGACTCATTATGTTGAGGTAATTAATATTCGCAATCAGGTTAGTCAGTTGCATAATCAAATAAATGCAGCTCAGCAACAAGCTTTAAATTTACAAGTTGCTCTTGGGTTTCGCGAGAATGCTTTGCGCGAATCAATAAAAGTAATTGAAGAAGATGAAATAGAATCGGAAGCAAGCTAATGGCTCAGACTCATACTAGCAAAGCATTGCAGAAAATAGAGCTTCATGAACGTGAATGCGTTTTGCGGTATGACTCAATCCATGAAAGACTTGATTCTGGAAGCAAGAGATTTGATAAGTTAGAAAATATGATTTGGGGAATATACCCTGTAATGATAGCTTCTCTTGTTGCTATTGTTGGCTTGGTGTTAGCTAAATGAATCTTAAAGCTATTAAAGGACTGATTGGTGCAGTAGCTCCTACTATTGGGCAAGCTTTGGGCGGGCCTTTAGGCGGGGCAGCAGCTCAAACAATCGCTAGTGTTCTTGGCTGCAAGCCTGATGAGAAAAGTATTGTCAGCGCGGTACAGGCAGCAACGCCAGAGCAACTTACCGAGCTTAAAAAAGCCGAGCTTGATTTTCAAGTGCAAATGAAAAAACTAGATGTAGATGTTTTTGCGCTAGAAACAGAAGACATTCAGCATGCTAGGTCTGCTTTTAAAGGAGATTGGACTCCAAAGTTTATTGCCGTAGCTTGTGTTTTATTTTTTGGTGGATACATTGCATTGGTTACTTTGCAAGATCCTGCTGCAAATGATGACGGCATTGTTAATCTTGTACTGGGTTATTTGGGAGGTATCGTTTCATCGATTATCAGCTTTTATTATGGCGCGTCACATAAGCATGAAAAATGAATAGATTGATAGAAATGCTCAGAAGGCATGAGGGCGTTAGGGACAAGGTCTACATGTGTTCCGCCGGATACGAAACAATTGGTGTTGGCAGAAACATATCTGAGTCTGGGCTTGGTCTTTCAGATGATGAAATAGATTACATGTTAAACAATGACATTAATAGATGCCGGGAAGAGTTGGCTACAGAATACTTCTGGTTTAACACTTTAGACGTAGTAAGAAAAGAAGCTCTTATAGATTTGTCATTTAATATTGGGCAAACAAGATTGAGAGGATTTGTTAAAGCGTTGGGTTACATGGCTGAAAACAATTTTGAAAAAGCTGGCGAAGAATTTTACAACAGCAGATGGGCAAAGCAAGTTGGAGATAGAGCGTTAGAGCTTTGTCAAATGATTAAATCTGGTAGTTATCAGGAGAGATAAATTGTCTCAGTATTATAGCGGAATGTATCAAGACACTGGAATAAATAACTATAGGCAAAATTTGCTTAGAGGCAACAGGCAAAATCAACTTTCTTACAGAGCGCCCCCAGCTCCTAGTAGGAGAGATCCTAGTTCTTTTCTAAACAATTTAAATATGGGTGGTTCTTACAGAGCGCCTCCAGCTCCTCCTAGGAGAAATACCCGTCCAGTAGAAAGTAACAGGTTTCAACCTAGAGGTGGATATCAAGATCCCATCTACGGAATACCTCGAATGCCTCCGGGCATGCCTGATCCTTTTTATCCTCCTAGGCAGCAATTTCCGCAGCTTCCTTCTCCCGGAAGAAAAGGTCAAAGTAACAGACCTCAACCGGGAGGGTATTATCCGCAGCCACCTAGCTCTCCTAACTATCCGGGAGGAGGATTTCCTAGTCCGGGAAGAAAAGGCAATAACTCTGGATATCAACAGCCAAGTTATCAACAGCCAAGAACGCCTTTTGGTTACGGTCAAACGTTAAACATGTCGAATCGTTTTGGAGGATCTAGTGTTCCTCAAAACACATATGGCTTTCAAAACCCTCATTATCAACCTTATAAAACTGATGGGTTTATTGAGGGATCTACTGATCCTAACTTTAATGCTGTGCAAGATTCATCACGATCTATAGGTAGTATTGGAAGCGATGGGCTTTATACTAATCAAGCTGAGCCCTATGTAACTTCAATATTCGGCCCTCAAGCTCTGCAACCTAATGCAGGTGGAGGTGATGGGTCTTATACTAATCTAGTTGAGCCCTCAGGTGGAGGTGGTGGGTATGTTTGGGATAAAAGTAACAGCAATGGTGGAGGTGGTCTTTATGATGACCTGTCTCCCAATATGTCAGCTCTAGGAGGCACTCAAGCCTCTCCGGAAGCTATGCAAGAAATGGAAAGATCTTATCAGGCAATGTTAAGAGGGGACGGACAAACCTATGGAATGGCTACGCAAGACGGAGGCCTTAATAGTCCGGGAAGAAAAGGTAATACAATGCCGTCTCCAAATCAGAGTCAGCCGGGAATGGGATTTGGTGGCGGGTTTAATCGTTCTAGTAATTATCCGGGCAAAGGTGGAATGGGTGGAGGATTTAATGCTTCTGGTAATAACATGCTTCAGAACACCGGAGGAAAAGGTACTATGATGGGTGGCGGAAAAACTGCATTCCCTGAACAGAATATACTTTCTTCGTATTTGTCTTAATGAGAATAAACAATGCCGTTAACCAAGATACAATTTGCTCCGGGCGTTAATAAGGAAGGGACTGAGTATTCAGCAGATTCTGGTTGGTTTGACTCTGACAAGATTAGATTTAGAAAGGGCCGTCCAGAAAAAATAGGTGGGTGGAGAAAATTTACTGAGGATTATTTCTTAGGGGTTTGCCGCTCAATACATGACTGGGCTTCATTGGAGTCTATTAAGTATATTGGTCTTGGAACTAATCTTAAATTTTATGTTGCAGAAGGTAGCAGCTTTAATGATGTTACTCCAATTAGATTAACAACGTCAGCAGGGGATGTAACTTTTGCAGCAGTAAATGGCTCTTCTACCTTAACCATTACAGACACAGCTCATGGGGCAGTAGTAAACGATTTTGTTACTTATACAGATGCAGCAACATTAGGTGGAAACATATCTGCAACCGTATTAAATCAGGAGTATCAAATTGCTTCTGTGCCAACAACAAGCACCTATACAATTACAGCTAAGGATGTTGATGGAAATGCGGTTTCTGCAAACTCTAGCGATACAGGGAATGGCGGGTCAAGCACAGTTGGCGCTTATCAAATTAATACAGGATTAAATACTTTTATTAGTGGTACTGGTTGGGGTGCTGGTACATGGGGTTTCAGTACATGGGGAAGCTCTAGCGCAGTATCTTCTTCTGGTCAGCTTAGGCTATGGAGTCAAGATAATTTTGGCGAAGATTTGCTGTTCAATATTAGAGGCGGTGGTCTTTATTATTGGGATGAATCTAGTGGAACAGGTGCTAGAGCTGTAAATATTACTAGTCTTGGCGGAGCATCTAATGTTCCTACAGTTGCTTTGCAAGTTATGGTGTCTGATACAGATCAACATGTAATAGCTTTTGGTGTAAATCCTATTGGCTCATCTAATATAGACCCTCTTTTTATTAGGTTTTCAGATCAAGAAAACGTTGCTAATTGGACTCCAACCGCAACCAATTCGGCGGGTGGTGTAAGAATAAACTCCGGCTCTTTAATTGTTGGCGCAGTTCAAACTAGACAAGAAATATTAATATGGACAGATGTTAGCCTTCATTCTATGAGGTTTGTCGGCGCTCCATTTATATTTGAATTTACAAGAGTTAGCTCTGACGTTTCTATGATTTCCCCTAACGCTGCTGTCAATGCAAGGGGATCTGTTTACTTTATGGACAGAAAAAACTTTTACGTTTACAACGGATCTGTGCAGCCATTACCTTGTTCGGTAAAAGACTTTGTGTTTTCTAATTTAAATCAAGATCAGGCATATAAAGTTTTTGCTGCAGAAAACAATGACTACAATGAGGTCACTTGGTTTTATCCTGTAGGGTCTGATGATACAGAAATAACAAATTACGTTACTTATAATTACTCTGAAAACTTGTGGTCAGTCGGAACTTTATCAAGAGGCGCTTGGGCTGGAGGAACAACTAGACAATATCCTTTGGCAACAACGGCGATTGATGGGGGCAACAATTATCTTTATGAGCAGGAAGTTGGTTACGATGCTGATGGAGAAGCTATGACTGCGTACATAGAGTCTGGCGATTTAGAAATGGCCGAGGGTGAATACCTTATGTTTATGAGCAGAATAATTCCTGACTTTACATTTAACGGTAATCAGTCAGATGCGACTGCCAATATAGTTATAAAAGGCAGCGACTTTCCATTAGAAGCTGCAACAACTTTGTCTACCTCTGTTGTTACCCCTAGCAGCACTCAGTCTTATGTAAGGAATAGAGCAAGGCATTCTATTGTTAGGGTTGAAAGTACAGGATCAGGCTATGGGTGGAGACTTGGGGACTTAAGATTTGACATGCAACCAGACGGGAGAAGGTAATGGCTTCTAGAAGAACGGTTCCTCTTCCTGTTCCAACTGAAGAGTATGTTAGAGAAAACGAGGCAATAACAAGAAGAACAATTGAGTTTGCTTTTCAAACTTTAGAAAACGATGTTGAGCTAGCAAAAACGCAAGGCGATAAAACCGGATCTTTAGCAGTAAGAAGATTTCAATTCTTACTAATGGGGGCATCTTGACAGACGTAATCTCAGTATTAGGTCAATCAGCTCCTAGCGCAACGACAACGACAACGTTGTATACTGCTCCTAATTTAGTTCAAACAACCATTAGTTCTTTAGTTATATGTAATAGAAGCGGTTCGGCACAAACATTTAGAGTGTCTGTTCATGTAGCTGGAGCTTCTGCAGACAACAAACAATATTTATTTTACGATCAATCCTTAGCAGGTAATACGACACAAACAGTGGTTATTGGTATGTGTCTTAATCAAACGGACGTTGTAAAGGTTTACGCAAGTTCTGCTGACTTATCTTTCAATTTGTTCGGAGTGGAGACTAGTTAATATGTATCAAAATCAACCGCCTTTACAGGCAAGAGCCGAGGATATGGCTCGCTATGGTCGTTATGGCGACAGTATGCTAGTTCACATGAACCCTGCAGAAGTGCAAGGGATAGCAGCTTTGTCTCCAACAGGAAAGCTAACAATTAATCCTGTAACGGGACAGCCAGAAGCCTTCTTGCCATTTTTAGCGCCAATATTAGGTAGCATGTTTGGATCTTCGTTGCTTGCTGGATCAACTTTAGGCGGTATATTAGGTGGGGCTGGATTAAGTTCTGCGGCAGCAGGTGCTATTGGCTCTGGCCTTGCTACTACCGCTGTAACAGGAGATCTTAAGAAAGGATTGCTTTCTGGCATTACTGGTTTTGGTTTGGGTCAGGCTTTAGGTGCTGCGGGAGATGCATTAAACCCGGAAATTGCTAGCACTACAGCAGCTTTAGGAGACGCATCAACAGCTGCTGCAGAAGCTGGTAAAAACTTAGCATTAACAGTAGCGGATACTGCAGACCCGATAGCTGAAGCAATAAAAAATGCAAGTAGTCAAGCAACAGATCCTATTACGGGTGAGTTAGTAAACCAAGCATTTTCTCCCGGCCCAATTATTGACAATATTAATTTAACAGCCGCTAATCCTTCACTAAGTCAGGCTCAAATGGCTATGGCAAATCCGATGCAAACTTTAACTAGTGCAGAAGGGGTTAGGAATGCAGCAAACGCCAACATGGCAAATTTGTCAGGTCAAATAGATTCTCTTAGAGGCGCTCAGACTGCAGGGGATAGATTTCTTGCTCCGTTCAAACAGCCCGGAGCTTTTGGCAAAGCTTTAATGAAGCCAGCTAACTTGGCCGCTGTTGGGGTTGGAGAAGGAAAAATAGCAGAAATTGAAGCAAGAGAGTTTGCTGAAGAAGACAACAAAAGATTTGAACGAGATCGTGAAGCTGAGTATCAAAGGGCTCGCGACAATATGAGCGGCGCTTACGATCAGTTAGAAAGCGATTACGCTTATAGAGGTTATGAGATTCCAAGATATTCAATGGGCGGTGTAACCTCAATAAACCCTAGCCATTACGCAGAAAGTATTAAAGGATTGCAGCAATTAACTGGTGGCTCTGTTCCATTGCAGCAATTAACTGGTGAGGCTGTTCAAATGTTTAATGGTGGCGAAATATTTAATAACTTTAATTATGGAAACTCTGGCCCAATCGGAAGTTTTGGATCTGCACAAAGACAATCTGGAATTAGAGGCCCAAGAACTGTTTCTGCAGAAGAGCTTGAAGGAACTCGCCCCGGTTTTGATTCTGAAATAACTTATTTTAGAGAGCCTCTTCCAGCAGAAGATGCAGCAGAAGCAGAAGACGTTACCTTAACTCCTACTGGAGATTCTAATTATGGCGTTGATTTGTCTGGCGTTGATTTTTCTAATTTAGATTTTTCTAAATCTGGCCTTGGCGCATTTAATCAACAGATTAATGATTATTTATCTACTCCAGAAGGCAACGCAACGATAGGATCTATTGATCAAGTATTAAACAATCAAGAAGCTTCTGCTCAATTACCAGTGAATCCTGAATATAATTACAGTGCTTTTGAAGACATAGGGAATGAGCCTTCAATTAATTATGATGACATCTTGGCTGAAACAGCAAGAACTGTTGGAAACAATACTCCTCCTGCAGCAATGGCTCCTCCTCCTGCAGCAATGGCTCCTCCTCCTGCAGCAATGGCTCCTCCTCCTTCTCCAGTTTCGCCTCCAGTAGCGTCAATGCCTATGCCAAAGTTTGATCAAAGAGAAGGTATTGCTTCACTGATGGAGCAGCCTTCATCTGTTCCAGCGCCAGTTGCACCAATGACACCACCACCTGCACCAATGACACCACCACCTGCAGGAATGCCTATGATGCCGCCTCCTAGCATTAATTCTCCAGTTAACAATATGATTGGAACTCTGGGCGGTAGAGGAATGGGCCCAGACGGACTTGGGACTGCTGGCCCTAGAGTATACAAAGACTCTGGTGATGTAGATTTAGAGGCATTAAGAGATTCTAAAACCTCAGCACCTTCTTCAAGACGGCCTGTAAAAGAAAATAATTCTTTTTCTTCTCGAAGGACAAAAAAAGGAAGAGGAGTAAATATGGCTGAAGGTGGAGAGCTTGAGTCTATGCCTATGAACGAAACGTTAGAAGCAAATGGACAGTTACTTATTGAACGTGCAGTGCAAGCAATATCTGGTCAATTAAGTGAAGAAGAGTCTAGTGCAATAATTGCTAGTTTTGTTGATCAGTTTGGCCCAGAAGCTTTCCAGATGCTTAGAGAAAAAGTATTAGAAGAAATTGTTCCCGGCTCTCAAAAACAAGGAGAAATTGTTGGAGTAGGAGGCGGGATGGATGACATGGTTCCGGGTATGATAGGAAATAGCCAGCCTGTAGCTGTTAGTCCCGGTGAATACATTGTTCCTGCTGATGTTGTTTCAGGTTTAGGAGATGGCAGTACTGATGCTGGTGTTGGCGAGCTTGACCAAATGCTCGATAGAGTTCGACAAGAAAGAACTGGCACGTTAAGACAGCCAGCGCCAATGAGTATAGGAGGAGTGTTGCCAGCATGATAAAACCTATAGAGTTTTCTAATTTAAAAAATATAAAAGATCTTTCTAGAGAGCCTAAAGTAAAGTCTAGATCAGAACGAGGAGAGGCTACTCATACTATTGCCTTGGTTCCTTCTAATTATTTGGCTACTTTGTGGCCTGATGTAAGCGAGCAATTAGCAAAAGCTATTGCTAGATCTAAAGGCCGATGGAGTATGGAGATGCTTTTTGCGTCCATACTAAATGGACAGCAACATCTTTGGGTTGCTTTTGATTCAGACAAAAATATTAGTGGTGTTGGTACAACAGAGCTTGTTGATTATCCTAATAAAAGAATGCTTGCTATACAGTTCTTGGGTGGCGATAAGTTTAATGAATGGGTCTGGGACATGCTTGATAGATTTCATGACTGGGCCAAAGATAACAACTGCAAAGGCATAGAAGCTACAGCTAGAATGGGATTCTGGCAGTGGCTAAAGCAAGATGATTTTGAAAGATCATACGTTGTTTATGAAAAGAGGTTTGAAAAAGATGGGTAAAAAAGGCGGAGGCTCAAGCGGGCCACAAGAGGTTGTTCAAACAACAAGCAACTTGCCGGAATACGCTCGTCCGTATTTTGAAGAGATGCTTGGTCGATCCATGTATGAGACTACTCGTCCATACGAAGCTTATCCCGGTCAACGAATAGCAGACTTTTCTCCTTATGAACAAATGGGGATGCGGGGCATGTATGACATGGCTTCTGCAGGAACTCCTCAACAACTAAACCAAGCATCAGATATTGCTTCTCAAATAGGATATCAAGATTCTAATATGGGGATGAATATTGCGGGAGGATTTAATCCCCAGCAGGTTACATCTGATTATCAAGCGGGCATGTTTGATCCCGGTTATGCAGCAGGAAGACTTGGTCAAGGTTACGAGGCAGGGCAAAGACAAGCCCAATATAGTCCAACTTCTTTTGATTCTGGTTATAACGCAGGCACCGCTACTCAAGGGTATGTTCCGGGTTCTATTGATAGTAATCTTCAAGACAGAAGATTTTATTCTGGTTACAGACCGAGAGAAAGAAGGAGTCAGTATGAGGCTGGCGATTTAAGTTCTGAGTATGATTCAGGAAGTTTTGATCCCGGATACAATGCTGCTGTAAGGGATGGTCTTCAGCTTTCTGGGCCTAGAGGAAGTGAATATCAAGGCACTCAGTTTGATCCGGGATACAATCCTGATGATTTTGCTGCAGGACAAATAACTGCTCCGGGCGCTTCTCAGTATTATGGCGGAGATTTTGATCCCGGTTATCAAGCAGGAGACTTGAATCAAGGTTATGCACCAACTGACTTTCAGTCTGATTTTACTGGCGGCACATTTGACCCCGGATATTCTGCTGGAGATGTCGGTCAAGGTTATCAGGCAAGAGATTTAAGCTCTCAATATGAGGCTGGAGATTTTGATCCCGGATATGTTGCAAGAGAGCTGGGTCAAGACTATACAGCTAGAGAGTTACAAAGTGAGTACGCAGGGGATATTGATACAGGCCCAGCTTTTGAGGCGGGTACTGTTGCTGACGCTGCAACTTTAGAAAAATACATGAATCCGTATCAGCAATTAGTTACGGACATTGAAAAAAGAGAAGCGCAAAAGCAATCTGATATTGCAGGGTCTCAGATATCTCAACAAGCAGCAGCATCTGGCGGACTTGGTGGATATAGAGAAGCCATTATGCAGTCGGAAAGAGAAAGAAATTTAGGTCAACAACTATCAGACATTCAATCACAGGGTGGTCAAGCAGCTTATCAGCAGGCTCTCCAGTCATTTGAAGCGGATAGAGCCGCAAGACTTCAAGAGTCTGAGCTTGGGTTGACAACGGGAGAAGCAAAAGATCGAGCTAAACAAGAGTCAGAAAGACTTGTCAAGGAGCTTTTCAAACTTCTGAGCAAGCTAGGCAAGAACAACAAAGCATGGCAATTAGGTCGTTTGAAGCCGGGGAGTCAGCTCGCCAAAGAGCTGCTGACTTAGGTCTAAATGCTCAGCAACAAGAAGATTCAGCTAGAAGAGCGCAAGAGGAGTTTAGTCAATCTGCTTTTCAGCAAACAGAAGCCGGAAGAGTAAGAGAGCAAGAACTAGATGTTCAATCTTTTCAGGCAGGAGAATCTGCTCGTCAAGAAGCAGCAAGACTAGGGCTTTCAGCGCAAGAGCAAGAAGAAGCATCTCGCAGAGCGCAAGAAGAGTTTAGACAATCTGCCTTTCAACAGTCAGAAGCTGGGAGAGTTACAAGTCAAGAGCTACAAAACCAAGTGTTTCAACTTGGAGAGTCTGCTCGCCAAGAAGCTGCGAGATTGGGTCTTTCTTCTCAAGAACAAGAAGAGGCTGCTCGTAGAGCGCAGGAAGAATTTAGACAGTCAGCTGAAGGACAAAAGCTGCAGGCAGAAGTTCAACAAGAAGATATAAACTTAAGAGCTTTTCAAGCCGGAGAACAAGCCAAGCAAGAGGCGGCTAGGTTAGGATTGTCTGCTCAAGAACAAGATGACTCATCTAAAAGAGCTATCGAACAATTTAAACAGAGCGCAGAAAGCCAACGATTAGAGTCTGAAGTTCAACAAGATAGAATAAATCAACAGGCTTTTGACGCAGGAGAGCAAGCAAAGCAAGAAGCTGCTCGACTAGGATTGAACGCTCAGCAACAGGAGGAAGCTGCAAAACAAGCTTCTGAAGAGTTCCGTCAAAGCGCGTTCCAACAAACTCAATCATTTAGGCAGCAGCAAGAATCGCTTGATCAAGATGCGTTTAATGCAGGGCAGCAAGCAAGACAAGAAGCCGCTCGTTTAGGATTGAATGCTCAACAGCAAGAGCAAGCTAGCAGGGAAGCAACAGAAAGATATAGACAGTCTGCTTTCCAGCAATCAGAACAAGCTAGTCAGCAAGCTCAAGAGTTTGAAAATCAAACGTTTCAGATACAGGAGCAAGCAAGACAAGAAGCAGCAAGGCTTGGGCTTAGCGCACAAGAACAAGAAGATGCTTCTAATAGGGCTGCAGAAGAGTTTAGACAAAATCAGTTTAATCAAAACGAACAGCTTAGAATTGCTCAACAACAAGAAGAAAGAGCCGTTTATCAAGCTAGAGAGCAAGCTAGACAGGAAGCATCTCGACTTGGCCTTAATGCACAGCAACAAGAGGATGCTGCAAGACAAGCTGAAAATCAAATGCGAATGGATGCTCAGCAATTTAACGTTGGCTCTGGAGAAACAGCTGCTAGGCTTGGATTGGCTGGACTTGGCGCAGATCAAGCAACAAGAAATCAGCAGCTTGAAGCAGCAAGAATGCTTGGCACCTTTGGTGGACAAGAGCAACAGATGGGCTATGAAAGATTGCGGAATCTTCAGGCTGCTGGGCAGATTCAAAGAGACATGAATCAACGTGGCATGGACATGGGTTATCAAGACTTCTTGAGACAGCAAGCGTTCCCAAGAGAGCAACTAAGTATGTTTAGCAATATACTAAGAGGCTTGCCGATTACTCCGGGATCGACCACGGCTTCGTATGGATCACAACCAAGTCCTTATAGCGAGGCTTTGGGAGCAGGTATTGGTGGAGTCGGATTATATAGAGCCTTAGGAGGCGGTGGTTAATGAACATATTTGAGCAAGAAGATTTAATCAAGGGGCTACCTGACGAATCTCTAATGAAAGAAGCTCAGAGTCCTTCTGGCCCGCTACCTCAGTATCTTATTGTGTCTGAGATACAGAGAAGACAGGACATGAGGAAAAGGTTTTCTCAACAGGGTGAGCAGTCTCCGCAAGGAACTGTAAAGGATCAGATTCTTAGTGGCGGCATTGCTGAACTAGGTTCTCAACCCCCAATGGGCCAACCTCCAATGGGTCAGCCCCCACAGATGGGGCCACCTCCTCAGATGGGCATGCCTCCTCAGATGGGTCAGCCTCCAATGGGGCCACCTCCTCAAATGGGTCAGCCTCAGATGGGTATGCCTCCTCAGATGAGTATGCAACAGCCAATGGGTATGGCTGCGGGCGGTGTTGTCAGAATGGCTGGCGGTCAAGATGCACCTTTTACCAGCCCTTACTTACAAGACTTGGCGGCATACAATCAAGAAGTTATGCCTATGGGTCAACAGATTGGTGATCTAGAGAGAGCAGCTCTACAGCTTAGG